CCGCCTCTATGCTTCTGTCTACAGAACCGCCCCTGCCGTATTTAAGAATATAATACGACTTATTAGTCAGGTCTCTCGTTGTATCCGCCGACCCATCCCCCGAATCGACACCGGCAAATCTCGTGTTGTTCGTCAGTACCCCAGATCCCTCTACGCCCCCTATTAAATAAAGAGAGTCCTCGTTCCCCACGAGATACGGGTTAGCGATGTTGCTCTTTCTGCTAACCGCAGGTTTTTTAAAAGAGCCCACACCGTCGGACACCGAAGATACGTTTTTCGCAATCTTGAAAGTGGTTGCGTTAGGGACCTCTGTAACAGTTTGAGCACCGTTAATGCTCTCAGACGTAGTGGTGTCCTGTATGTAAACGACATCCCCTACGGCCAACTGATGAGCAGCGGTCGTTGTGATCACAGTCGGGTTGGCTGTAGAGACCCCCGAGATGCTACCGGAATGCAGATACGCCGCGCTCTCTGTGGACCAAAAAGACCACTGCTCGACCTCTTCGTGCCAAACTAGGATTGTCTGCTCGTTAGGTACAGTAAAGAGAACAAGTCTCTTTTCCGGCCATTGGCGAACCGTCACGTCTGTAGGATCTAGGCGAATAGACGTTCGCGGCTGGTCTAGCATCTTAGAGCCAGAGATAAGTATCTGGCCGCTGTCCGTAAAGTAGTGGTGGAGCGGGTTGGTTACTTGATCAGTAAAGAACGGGGAGATCGCCTCCGATATAGCCTGGAGATCCGCACCGCCAGAGGCGCGGTAGCACCCGTTCTTATCCATCCAATAAACACTTCCGTAACCTGCACCCTCCGCAACACTCGACTGGCTCAAGCACCCAATAGAGTCCGAGACCTTGACCAACTGAGCCCCTGCTGACGAATCCACGTGAAGGTAGCCAGAAGAAGGAGTGAAATACCAGGTAGATGACGCCGTCCATATCAAAAGACTCGACCCCTGCTGCTTTATCGCAGTGATCTTTTCGTCTATCGGCAGATTCATGTAGTTGTCGGAAGGAATCGCAGTAGGGTTGCCGGATTCAGAAAAGTAAATGGTGTTACTGGAATCCACCATCACCAAAGAGCCGCCTGACCCCTCTACGTAAGTAGTAACAGCCACAGGCTTAGGGAAATTTGTTTGATCCAAGAACGCACGGTTCGCCGTGTCAGAAAAACTAACCGGCGCTGCCCGCATGACAATCGCGCTCTCCCCATAAGGAGTGCCCCAAGACTTTGCAGCAACCGTGTCTACCTGCGGAGACCGGAGAACCCGAGGCAACTTCGCATCGCTACTGTTGACCTTACTGTGCCGGAATGTAGTAGGCACGTAGACCAAAAGGCCCGTCTCTTCGTTGCCGAAATACAAAATGTCTTGGAACTCGGCAAAGTAGACCGGGTCCTCCGATGTGGCAACTACCCACCTTTGGTGGTCCTTCTCGTTACTTGTCTCATAATGAGAATGCCAGAACTGCATGTCCCGGCCCTCTGCAATACCCTCTGATATCTCAGAGGTGTGTTGGTATATCGGCTCCTCCCACCGGCTACTTGTCGTCAGATCGTAAACGCTGACGACGTAAACAGGGAGGAAGTAGTTGAACCGAGAAGCCCTTCCGGTCTTTGCTATGTTGCTGGTTCGCACATCCGCAACAAAGACAGAGACGATCTGGTCGTGCCCAAAGACGGTGCGAATGAGTTGCGACCCTAGATGCTTTCTGTATCCCCAGTCGAGCGAGGGCGGATTGTCGCTATTAAAGGCCGCCATGCCCGTATCTAGCTGGACAACCTGGCCAAAACCCTTGCGCACTTTCCACGCGCCGTTTTCAAAAAGCATGTTCTGTACGTACTGCCCATCACTGGGCGTGCGTAGTTTACAGCCTCCGCGAAGAAGTTCTTCCTCTTGAGATCTTACAGCCATCCGAAGTCATCCCACCCTACTCTTGCAACGTAAGAAGAACCCTCTAGATGTCGCGAGTACACAAACTCTCGCAATTCTCCTACCCTTTGGTTGAGTTGTCTCAGAACCGGCTGGCTCTCCGCCCCGTCGCGCATCGCATATTGAGAATACGCAAACAACGCCACCACGTCGTGAAACATGGTCATGTTATCTAACTGGTTGGTTGCCTCTGTCCAGGTAACACTAGCCTCAGGCAAGTAGGTCATCCGTATGGTTTCCGTAACTTGGGCCCCGAACTTAATCTCCTCTCCCTGCAAGGAGTAGGAAAATCGCATGTAGTTCCTAGCCGACATGTTCGACACCGGCTGGTACTCGTACACAACCTCGCCATCCGTGTTGACGGCCTCTAGCGATATAAGCTGCATCAAGCGGTTGCCCGCCGTGACCGAGTTCCCAAAGACGCTGGCAGACGCGCCTGAAGTATCCGTGATGCTTGTGAGGTCTACAGACCTAGAAGAAGTCACAGAGAACTCTACCTTCTTGGCAAACACGAGAGGGTCGATGCTAGATATCTCTCGGCGGAACTGGGCATAGCCCACATTAAGATACCGCTGGACTTGGGCATCGCTGAGAAACGTCTCATCCGGCTCATCCACTAGGTCCCGGAAATAGCTTTTGATCTCAGAAGGTGTCACTGCCCGCCTCCCTGTAACATCTGGGCTAAGGCTGCTGCCGCTGCCGGGTCAGGCGCTTGGCCTGCTTGGTTAATGGCTCCCATCTGGGCGGACTGTTCCGCCAACTCGCCGGCAACCTGCGTCTGTGCGGCAGAAGACTCAGGCGCAATGGCCAGACTCGCCTTACGCGCATCCGTCGTATTGGGAGCCGGTTTTCTCGGGAAGACTTTATCCATGCGCATCGCAGCGGAGTACTCTTCCTCAGGCAGGTTGGCAGTAGATACCGACAGGAACACGTCTCGTATGTAGTCCTGTATTTCCATAGGCAGCGCGTAATAATCCCGCGTCCGCATGAACTCTCCGAAGACCTTAACGAAGGCTTCGATGTCGTCGGACCGGAATATCTCCACCTCGTAGCCACGCTTGCACGCCTCGAGGATGTCTCGGGCGTGTGCGATAGATGCAATCCTTTCTGTAATAAAGGCGTTGCCTGTGCGGAAAGATAGCTCTTGGATGGCGTCTTCTTTCTCGATGAGCCCCATCTCGGCCATCTGCAAGATCTTCGCATCCCTATCCTGCGCCTCGTCACGGAACAGCGAGCCTGCCTGCAAGAAGATTTCGGGATCGTCTACGATACTGGCCTGCTCTATTTGATCGAAGATTACTTGGCCTAAAGAATCCATCATCCGAACCATTTTGGGCTCAGTATAATACGTCTTCATTAGCAGCAAGGCCGTCTTGGCCATCTGCTGAACACCCACCTCGATACTAAGTTGGGTTACCTGCAACTGAGACGAGTCTTGCTGAGCCAGCGCGTTGATAGCCTTACCGCTCGTAACGCCAATCTCACGCTTGCCCAAGCTGATATTATGGACGCCCGACACGTCGAGCAGCTCTACCTGCAGACGCTGAATGTTATCCATTACGTATCCCGGCATGGGGACAGATTGGATTTGGTGGGGTTTGCCGCCTGCGGCGTTATAGAAGACTTTCTCGCCAGGTCGGTTTGTGATCGAGTTCTTGCTGACTCCCGCAGTCTTCGGGATAAGCCATTTCGGATTGGCCATCAGTTCAACGTTGTTGAGAATCTGAGACCGCGATTTATTGTACAGCCACTGTAGGTCAATCAAGGGAGTAAGAAGGCTGAGCCCCCATAGCCTGTACGGGATATTTGTGTATTTAAACACGTGAACAGGAAACTCGCGGATAGGATACGCATCGTCCTGGTATATGTACGTGTCTCCCACAAATAGAGCGTGCTTGCCGTCCCGCCAGTAGATCTCAAAAAGCTCCACCCGGGAGTCGGGGGCGTCTTGGTTGTTCTCGCGCTGGCTTACGCCCGACCCCTCGATCTCGTCGGCAAAGTCCGGGTAGATCTCCGCAAGCTCCTCTTTGACCTCGTATGTGCGAATGGCTACCCACTGGCTCTCGTCTACAGAAAGCACGTCAGGCTCGAAAAACAAATCGTACGGCCCAACGGGCTTGGCGATAATTTTCTCTTTTTCGGGGTCGTAATACGTATGAATCGCTGCCGTACCGCACGTAATCAACCACTCAATTACCTTGCCCAAAACCTCTTTTACCTGAGCCTGCTCCCAAAAGTAACGAAGCGCAGTCTCGGATGCCTTGGCCTTGGTTATGTCCTCCGTAGAAGGACTCGCCGGAAGGACTACAATCCCCGGATAAGACAAGCGAAGTTTGGCGAGAATGTTCCGGTAAACGTTCAAAAGAAGATTGACCGTCGCCTTCGTTCCGCCGTTTTGGCTGGACTTATTAGTGACGTGCTGCGCCAGATTCCTGTCGTACGTAAGCCACTGACGCCCCTCTAGGAACTTAAGACATAAGTCCCACATCCGCGTTTCACCGGATTTTTGCTGCTGAGATCTCTGCAGCAACGAACCCATGTCTTCAGGAAAATCTGCCATTACGTTAACAACCTGCCAGCCCTGTGACGTCGTGTGCTAGGGGCCCCGGAAGTGTCGGAAGACTCCCCACGTACAGAAGAAAACGTAGGTACCTTATTGCCAGCCGAGGTCGCCGCCGCCTCTGCAATCCGCCGTGCCGCCTCT